ATGTTATGAACACATCAGTACCATTCCCATCCAATATGAATGAGTATCTCAATCAAACTGATGATGATGCAACAATAGATCCAAATACTCTGTTAAATAAATTCGATGCAGATGGCAATGAAATTATTAACCGAGAAAATGAAAAAGATAATATAAATACAAATTATTCAAATTTCAATTCACCCTGGTAAACTATATGATTACAATTAAACATTTTACTGCATCATGGTGCCAACCTTGTAAACATTTAACTCCTGTTATTGATCAATTAAGGGGAGAGAATCCAACAGTTGCATATCAAAAAATAGACATTGATAATAATCCAGATGTTGCACAACAATATGGTGTTCGTGCAGTTCCAACTATTATATTTGAAAAAAATGGAAAAGTAGTTCAACAAGTAATTGGTGTTCAACCGAAATCCTATTATCAATCAGTTATCAAATCTATTTAAGGTGATCCATGTCTGACTTCTTTCAATACCCAACGAAAGATGTCACCGTAAATCTTCCAGGTGTTGTCATTGAAAAGCATGAAAACATTTGGGTAGTTCGTGACGATTTGCTTCCGGGTGGAACCAAACGAAGATTTGCATATAAATTCTTACAGTCACAACCCCATGTTCGTGAGTGGGTTTATGCCTCTCCGAGAGTTGGCTATGCTCAAGTTGCACTTGCATACGCTTGTAGAGACTTGGGATTGAAAGCAACTGTTGTTATTCCAAAGGGAAAACATTTGCCATTAACAACGGAGGCAATATCCGTTGGTGCAAACATTATTGAAGTTCCTATGGGATTCCTCACCCACATTCAGCATGTTGCTAAAAATTACGCAGTAGAAACACCTGGTGCACAATTATTACCATTCGGTCTTGACCATCCCGTTATCATTGATGAAATTGCTAGAATTGCAAGTAGTTTGCCAATAAAACCAAGAGAAGTTTGGTCTTGTATAAGTTCAGGCGTTCTTTCGAGAGGATTACAAAAGGCATGGCCAGATGCTAAAGTATATGGTGTTAGGGTTGGCCACAATACAACAGATAGAGAAAGAGGTAGGGCAGAATTGTTCCTATCAAAATATAAGTTTCAACAAAAATGTAAACCGTCAGAGAAACCACCGTTTCCATCTTCGGATTACTATGATTCAAAAGTTTGGTCATTTATTAAAGAACACGCATCAAATGATGCATTATTTTGGAATGTAGGAGGTTAAAATGGATTGGCATATATCGAATCCTAATGTTACGGTAGAATATAAAAATGATTTGGATCTAACCGTAAAATTTCGTAAATTAGTTTCAGAAGCAGTAACACCACAATATGCTCAAGACGGTGATGCTGGTATGGATTTGACAGCAACATCATTTAGAGTATCAGATACCTTTATGGAATTTGGAACTGGTATTGCTGTAGAAATTCCACATGGCCATGTTGGACTTCTATTTCCAAGAAGTTCAATTACAAAATCGGCACCAGGTGTCTCACTTAAAAATTCAGTAGGTGTTATTGATTCAAATTATCGTGGTGAAATTCTTGTAAGATTTGAGTTACCATATTCAGGCGTAAACGAAGGAATAATTCCAGTTATTGGTGACAAAGTTGCTCAATTGGTAATCATACCATATCCAAAAGTTCACTTGGAAGAAGTAAAAGAATTGTCCGATAGTAATAGAGGTGATGGTGGTTTTGGTTCAACAGATAAGAAATAATTTTGATATTTATTGTAAAAGATTTTACATACCAGAGAGAAAACATGGCAAAGTTAAAACATTTATTACCAGATAAACAATTAAACGAGAGTGGGCTTGCTCGTTTGGCAAAACACATGGAAGAACATGACTGTGGCACAATAACCGCATTTCGTTCAAAAGAAGGGTGTGCTGGACCAGAAGATAAACCATATACGAGGGCAGATAATCAAAGAAGAAATAGACAACTTTATGCGAACCTTCAAATGATGGGATATGCTGCTACTGCTGTTCACGGTGCCTATATTGAAAACTATGGAACACCAGATGCCAGAGAAGTTAGAGAAAATGTCTATTTCGTTGTTGATTTAAGAGACAACGGTAAGTTGAGACAAGACTTGGTTAATTTGGGTGGAAAGTATGAACAAGATTCTATATTGTTTATACCAAAAGGCGGCGATGGATCTGTTTTAATTGGAACAAATAATTGTCAAAACTCTTATCCTGGATTTGGTAGAGAGTTGAAATTCAAAGATAGAAAAATGGGGCAGGGCGGAGAATTTATGACGAAGGTTAGTGGGAGACCATTCATGTTTGAATCAACATTGCTTGAAACAGTTATAGAAGACAATTACTATAAAAATGCAAACATAATGGGTAAGTGGGCAACAAAAACTATTGCAAAAGGCGATTGGAGAGATATTGATATTTAATTTTTATTAAAGGTATTAGTATGAGCCGTTCATATAGAAAAAATCCTATAATAGGCAATGCAGGAACTTCTGAAAAATCTGATAAAGTTCATGCACACAGAAAGACGAGAAAACAAATAAGGGATTATATTGCCTCTACTCATGGTGATTTGGAATCATTGGGAGAAATAATGATGCCAAAAGAAGATGAAATTTCTGATCCTTGGACTTCATCAAAGGATGGTAAAACATATATTGATCCAATAATACGCGATGATGATACGGAATTTATGAAAGAAGTTAAAACAAAAATTATGAGGAAATGATTGTTATGGATTTTGTTATGGTTGAACCCAGAAAAAGTAAATTCATTGCTTATCATTTTGACGGTAGTGAAGAATCTGCAAAGATTGCATCTGAAAAATGGGAATGTATTATTGGAAGAAATGAAAATTTTGAAAACAAGTATGTAATCACATTCGGTGATGGACAGAAATGTTTTCCAAACTGTTATATTGTTGTTGAACAAAACAGACCAATTGTTTATGGACAAGAGGAATTTAATGGTAAGTATCAAATAGTTTATGATCTCCGTGACCGTATAGGCGCTTTTTATTCAATAGATTAACAAATGGTGTTTTGTGGAAGAAGATTATTTCCAACAATTTTACGGAATGGATCCGTATTTATCCATAACTGCCGAACAGATAACATACATAAAAGAAAACTTTGACAAAGAATATGTCAAAGACCGTCTGGCTGAAATAGCAATGACATATCCACTACCTTACGCGGATATTACAATTGAAAGTGCTCAAAGTGAGTTTTTGAAATTGAAAGGTATTCGTTGGAATGAAATACTAAAAGAGGGTGAGTGGTTTCCAAGAAAAGCATCTGAGCCAAAATATGCTTTGACTTATGGTGGAAAACAGTTATATTTCAGTCGTCTTAATACTGGTAACGATGCATCAAACTATTTTCAACAGAAGAACCGTTGGGAAGTTGATGCATCCGTATCACCGGGTCCCGCTAGAACATGGCAAAACCATAAGTTTATGAAATCACTTATGGGTTCTATGTATTCTCTTAAAATGGAAACACTTGGTAAATCAGAATTGAGAACAATGTTAGGATTGCGTAAATACATTTGTTCACAATTCAAACCTAATGTTGCAAAGTGTATGTATGAAATGTTGGGAGCAAAGAATGTATTGGACTTTTCTATGGGATGGGGTGACAGACTTGCGGGATTTTACGCCGCCTCATGCACCGAACATTATGTTGGATTGGATCCAAGAGTAGAAAATCATCCGATATATGATGAACAAGTCCAGTTCTATCAAAAGAATTTAGGTTTCTTTGAAGGAAAGAAGAAAACAAATTTCTATCAATCACCTGCAGAAGATTTTGATTTCTCACAATATCCAGAACATTTTGATTTGGTGTTTACATCACCACCATATTTCAACGTTGAAAAGTATTCTCAATCAGACACACAGAGTTGGGTTCGATATAAAGGAATTGATATGTGGAATAAAGATTTTCTACATAAGACACTTGGAAACATCATACCATCATTGCGAGTTGGTGGTGTCATGGCGATAAACATTGCAGATGTTTACACAAACTCTGCATGGTCTACGGGTAGACAATGGTTGGAGATAACAAACCCGATGAATGATTTTCTTGTAGAGAGTGGAATGGAATACTTGGGGTGTATTGGAATGGAAATGTCCAAAAGACCAAACTCTGCCGGTGCAGGAACTGCTACAAGAGACGGACACTTTCTAGATAATAGTGTTCAGTTTGCTGAAGATAATAAAGATAAAAAGTTTTGTGAACCAATATGGATGTTCAAAAAGGTATAATATGTATCAAAACATTTTCGTTAAAACAAATACAAAAGAAGCATGGGTGTGGGATGATGCAAAAGGTTTGATTCACTTTGAGTATACGCCTTATGCTTACAAGAAAGATCCAAATGGTAAATATATTTCTCTATACGGCGATAAACTTTCAAAGGTTACAAACTTTATTAAAAATGATCCTGACCTATTTGAATCCGATATTGCAGAGACAACTCGTATTCTCGTAGATATGTATGGTGATTCCGATATGCCCTCAAAGGGAATTGTTACAATGACATTCGATATTGAGGTTGAAATGATTACCGGTATTCCGGATCCAACACAAGGTAATAACGAAGTTACATCAATAGCATACCACGATTCCGCATCAAACCATTATACAATTCTCGTATTGGATAAGAAAAGAAAATTGGAAAATAAAACTACTGATAATAAAACGGTAGTTCCTTGTTATGATGAAAAAACTTTATTACTTAAATTTATAGATGCTATTCAAGAAATCCAACCCCATGTTATTACCGGTTGGAATTGTGATGCATTCGATATTCCATATTTGCATAATCGTATCAAAAGAGTTCTTGGTAAGAAACATGCAAATAGTCTTTCTGTTATTGGTGAAATGTTTTATTCCCCTTATCGTAATCGTTATACAATCGGTGGAACATCTGTATTGGATTATATGACGGTGTATAAAAAATTCTCATATAAAGAATTGCCATCCTATGCACTAAATGCAGTTTGTATGACTGAACTTGGTCGTGGTAAGATTGAATACGAAGGCAACCTTGATGACTTGATGGAAAACGATATTGATACATTTATCGAATACAACATTACTGACGTTGAATTGGTAATTGAATTGGACAAGAAGTTACAGTATATTGATTTAGTTCGTGGTATCGCTCATGTTGGTCATGTTCCATATGAAGACTTTGTGTATTCATCAAAGTATTTGGAAGGTGCTATGCTAACTTATCTTAAACACATTGGTGGTGTTGTTGCTCCGAACAAACCTGCAGATAGACAAGAGAAGATGCAAGAATTGAAAGAGAGTGGTGAGAAAGGTTTTATTGGAGCATTCGTTAAGGATCCTGTTCCTGGCAGATATGATTGGATGTATGACTTGGACTTGACCTCACTTTATCCGTCAATTATTATGACACTAAACATTTCTCCAGAAACAAAGATTGCTAAGATTGAAGATTGGAATGCCGAAGATTTCAACCGTGGGAGAAAAGATGAATACATCGTTGGTGGTGAAAAGGTATCGAAAGAAAAGTTAAAGGCATTTTTGGACAAATACAAATACACGGTTGCATCAAATGGTGTTATGTATAGTTCAGATAAAACTGGACTAATTCCTGCAATTCTTTCTGATTGGTTTGATAAAAGGGTTGAGTATAAAAATGAAATGAAGAAGTGGGGTAAAGCCGGTGACACAGAAAAATATGAGTTCTATAAGAAAAGACAACTTGTTCAGAAAATTCTTTTGAACAGTATGTATGGTATCTTGGGCTTACCTGCTTTCCGTTTCTATGATATTGATAATGCAGAAGCCGTTACACTTTCAGGCCAAACTGTTATTAAGAAAACAGAAGCGGCTATCAATATGAAATACAATAAAGAATTGAAAACAGATGATGTTGATTATGTTCAGTATGTTGATACTGACTCTGTGTTTGTTTCGTGTTTACCTTTGGTTAAGAATAGATTTCCGGATATTGATACCAATGATATTGAAACAATGACACCAAAGATTTATGAGATTGCAACGGAAGTTCAAGATTATGTTAATCAATTCTATGATGTGTTTGCAAAAAAGATATTCAATACTGACAAACATCGTTTGGAAATCAAACAAGAAATGATTGGTAGAACAGGATTCTGGCAAAAGAAGAAAAGATATGCACTTTGGATTATTTCTGATAACGGTGTTCCAATGGATAAGTTGGAAGTTAAAGGTTTGGATATTGTTCGTTCATCATTCCCCAAATCATTTCAGAAATGCATGAAGGATGTGATGATTGATATTCTTAAAGGTAAAGATAAAAATGAAATTGATGAATACATATTGACTTTCAAAAAGGGTTTGAATGATGTTTTGATAAACGAGGTTGCCAAAACTTCTTCAATAAAAGATATTAAAAAGTATGAGACTCCCGTTAAAGATGATGTTCTTGGTAAGTATGCAAAGGGAACGCCATCACATATTAAGGCGGCTATAAACTATAATAAGTTATTGACTATATTTGGTTGTCCTCCGAAATATCCGCCAATCAAAAATGGTGACAAGGTTAAGATTGCTTATTTGAAATCTAACAAGTATGGATTGGAAGAGTTGGCATTTCGTGGGGATTCTGATCCAGAAGAAATTATACAATTTGTCAAGGATTATTTTGATGCCAATGAACTATTTGTTTCCGAATTGGATGGCAAACTCAAAAACTTCTACGAGGCAATGCGTTGGGATTTCCCAACGGAGAATAAAAAAGTTGCACAAAAGTTTTTTTCGTTTTGAAATTACGCAAAAATTTCATATATTAGCATAAATTATTTACTATTCATTAAGGATTGTTGTTATGGAAAAATCAAAGTTGTTGAACTTTATCAGTAAGTATCATTTGGGTAAACTGATTCAGTCTGTTGCTTGGAATGTAAATGGTGGACTTTCCACTCGTTTTATTTCTGATGATAAATGTGTGGTTGGCGAAGTTAAGTTGAAAAGTTTTCAAGGTGACGATTGGAAATTTGGTGTGTATAATACAGATTTGCTTGTAAGTCTTTTGGGTGTTCTTGGTAACACAGTAAACTTTCAAGTGAATGGTGCTGGTGATAAGGCATTCTCATTGACTATTGATGATAAATCAACTACTGTAAATTATATGTTGGCTGACCTTGCAGTTATTCCACCTGCACCAGATTTGAAAGAATTGCCAAATTTTGAATTGGATATTACAATTACAAAAGAATTTATTGATAAGTTCATCAAGGCAAAGTCCGCTCTTTCAGATATTGAGAAGTTTACAGTATTGAAGAATGAAAAACTGAACAAGTATCAGATTGTTCTTGGATATTCAAATACAAATTCAAATCGTATCTCTATTGATATTGATTGTAATGCAAACGGTGACATTGAACCAATCAGTTTTTCTGCAAAATACTTTAACGGTATTCTTGCTGCTAACAAAGATTTGAATGGTGGAACTCTGAAAGTTTCATCCGAAGGTTTGGCAAAAGTTGAATTTGATATTGATGACTTTGAAGCAAAGTATTATTTAGTAAAATTGGATAACAATTGATGAAAAAGTATTTCTATGAAAAGAGTGATGTTCTATCATGGCCATCTAACATAACATACGGTGAACTTGTTTCGTATGATGATACGAAATTTACTGAATGGATTGAGGAATTGCGTATGCGATTTCTCAAAGATTGGGATGAAAATGGCAAACCGCCACTTGTTGGCAGAAGTGAGGAGGAGATTGTTCAATCATTTTCTAAACTGCGTCAATTCAACACATCAAAGATTTTTCATAGTCCAGAGAAAGGCAATGACGAAGATATAATCGGCGTCATTGCTAACTTCTCTAAAAACGGTTCTGCTGCCAATCAATTCTTTCCAACAATGTTAAAGACAAAGATTGCAAGTGGAACAAGTGGAGAAACATCTAGATCAATCTATGATTTCTTTACCGATGAAATGAAAGATACTTTTCATCATGTTATGCGTAGAACTCTTTACAATGATTCGATGTATCTTTACAGTAAATCAATTTCATCAAATCAAATCAAGAATCCTTATTTCCGAGAAGGTGAAACACTACGAGATTTCTTTTTGGCATTCAAGAATGGTGATGGTAGATTTGATGGACAAGGTTTGCGTATATCTAAAATATCTTGCACACTTGAAACCTACAATAAAAAATATACAAAGTATTTGACTATCAAGGCGGATCAAATTCGTGAGTTTCTGAAAGATGGAATACTTGATGAAAGTATGACATTTTATTTGGGTGATATAGATGAACTGTCTGATAATTTTATGATAAAGAAAGACGGTGAAGAACCAAGAGTAAATGTTTTCTTGGTAAGAGTATATGAAAAGAGTGCAAGATTATTTCCACAGGCATTTCAGATATTTCGTATATCTTTCTCACAACCGGCTGTAAACTTTCCACCAATGACTGCAAAGTTTTTGTATGAACATTTTACAAAACACGTCCCAGCAAGTGAAACGGTTACAGTTTACGATCCAAGTGCAGGTTGGGGTGGGAGAATTTTGGGAGCTATGTCGGTGAGTAGACCAATACATTATGTTGGAACCGATCCAAACACGGACAATTCAATTACTGATTTGGGAATTACTCGTTATGAATATCTTGCAGACTTTTATTTGAAGTCTATTGGTGAGAAAGGTAGTTCTCTTTCATCGAAATTCTTTGATGTAAAAGAAAATCATACATACGAGGTTTTCCAAGACGGTTCTGAAACAATACAATTCAATCCAAAATTTCAAAAGTATAAAGGTAAATTGGATTTCGTTTTCACATCGCCGCCGTATTTCAATCGTGAAATGTATTCCGATGATGAAACACAATCATATAAGGCACACGGAGACTACGCAGACTGGCGTGATAACTTTTTGAAACCAACATTGGAAACCGCCGTTGCTTATTTGAAAAATGACCGGTATCTTTGTTGGAACATTGCAAATATCAAAGTATCTGCAAATAAAACTATACATCTTGAAGAAGACTCAATAAACATTTTGAAATCTTTGGGAATGAAATACAAAGGAAAGATGTGTATGTTGATGACGAAGATGATTGGTAATTCTGATCCAGAAAGATTGGCAAATAAAGTTTTACATAACGGAGAGTGGTTTAAGCACGAACCAATTTTTGTTTTCTATAAATCTTAACATGAAACCTAACAGCGATAGTTTAAGTAAATTTTTTGATGTTGATCCGCTAGAAGTTCGTTTGTGGAAAGAGACCGGTGAATTTTTTGCAGGTAAAAGAGAATTGGATGATACAATAGATTGTATCTTTCAGTATTACCGCAAACACGGTTATCCATATATGAAAATCACCGAACAAGAAAAACATGAACACATGAGAAAACTACAACAGTTTGATTATGATAGTATTTTCAAAGACGGTGATATAATTCAAACCATGAACGGACTTCGGTTAGCGTGGTCATACTTTCCACACGCGATGGAAGTTAAATGTGGAAACTCAAAGATGTCTCCAATGGATAATTTTTTGAATGACCAAACATTCAAAATGACAATACGCAAATGTTTGAAGTGGTTGTCAAAACATTGGGGTAGTTCCTTTCAAGAGAATCGTCTTCGCCAATCACTTAAAATATATTCTGGTGTTCAAGGTGTTTCAAATTTCAGACCAACCGCTGCGGGTGTTATCTATAAAAAATACGGCGGTGACGGCGTAATGTGGGATATGTCTTGTGGTTGGGGTGGAAGATTGGTTGGTGCTCTTGCTTCACCATATATTAAAACTTATATTGGAACAGAACCATCAACAAAAACATTTGAAGGACTATGTAAACTTCGTGATGACTTTGCTTATCTTGGTAAAGATATTCAATTGAACATGATGGGTTCAGAAGATTATCTTCCTGTAAAAGATAGTTTGGATTTATGTTTTACATCGCCTCCATATTTCGATACTGAAAAATATGCAGATGAAGAAACTCAATCGTATAACAAATTTCCAACCCGTGAAACTTGGGGTTCTGGATTTCTTCAATCAACTTTCCGTAATTGTTATCACGGATTGAAAATGGGTGGCTATATGTTAATAAACATAGCCAACACGCCAAAGTATAAAGATTTGGAAGAAATGACTATAAAGTATGCCAACCTTGTTGGTTTCGATCACACCGATACTCTACAATTGATACTGTCCGCAGTAATGGGAGCCGGCTATAAAAGAGAGCCAATCTTCGTATTTCAAAAAAATCGCTAGGATATTAGGCGAAAATTTCATATATTAGCACATGAATTTATCAATCTATAAGGTATGTTATGTTTAACCCTACACACACAATTTGGAATGAAAAGTATCGCCCACAAACACTTGACACTTATGTTGGCAACGATACTGTAAAGGCAACCTTTCAACAATATATTGAGACAAACGATGTTCCACATTTACTTCTTTACGGTGATGCTGGTAGTGGTAAAACCACTCTTGCTAAGATTGTTGCAAATACTATTGCAAAAGATAACTACATTTACATCAATGCTTCAGACGAAAATTCAGTAGATACTGTTCGTGATAAAATCAAACAGTTTGCTTCTTCAATTGGCTTTGGTGGGTTGAAACTAATCATTCTCGATGAATGTGATTATATGACACCGAATGCTCAGGCGGCACTTCGTAATGTAATTGAAACATTCAGTAAGACAACTCGTTTCATTTTGACTTGTAACTATGTAGATAAGATTATTGACCCAATTCAATCTCGTTGTCAAATCTTTAACATAGTTCCACCATCAAAGAAAGAAGTTGCACAACATCTTGTAAAGATTTTGAATGATGAAGGTGTAAAATATGAGAAAGATAATCTTGCAACAATTATCAATCAATCTTATCCAGATATTCGCCGTGTAATTAACACAACTCAACGGTGTGTTATTGGTGGTGTTTTGAAATTGGATGAAACAACTTTGGTTGAACACAATTATCTTTCTTCAATTCTCGATGTTTTGAAATCAAATAAAAATAAAAAAGAAAAGTTCGATGGTATTCGTCAGTTACTTGCTGACAACCATGTAAGAGACTTCAATCAAATGTTTCGTTATCTTTATGATAATGTTGATTCATTCGCAAATGGTTTCGTATCAACTATTATTTTGATTATAGCCGAAGCACAATACAAAGACAGTTTTGTTGTAGACCATGAAATAAATTCCATGGCTATGTTTATTCAAATTATTATGGAAATTGATCAAAGGAGAAAATGATGGGTATTTATGACATCAACGGTGGTGGACAACCACAACAAGAACAACAACAAGTAACGGTGGACATCAATCAAGCATCTGATATTGAATGTTCAAACTGTGGAAACAAATTCTTTCACGAAGTAACATTCTTCAAAAAGATTTCTGCACTACTTTCGCCAACAGGACAAGAGGGCATTATTCCAATTCCAACTTATGCTTGTTTGGAATGTGGTAATATCAATGATGAATTTATGCCAACAAAAAGGCAACAACTAAACGATTAAGGATTATCATGGCAAAAAGTTTATTTGATCATATTAAAGGTGTTACTTTCCGAAAAACAAAATGGGAAGAACTATCAGAAGAAGATACAAAGTCTTGGAGCAATTATATGATTGCCCGTTTCTTTTCAATGGAACCAGAATTTGTTGAGGCAATAAATGAATTTCAAACATATTCAAATGGAATACTATCTTCAAAGGATTACTATAAACTTTTGCTAGATATTCTCCCCAAGAAATCTATCTTTCTGAAATACATAAAATCAAAACACAAAATGGAAATAGAGCCGGAAATACTATCTACATTTTGTAGTCACTTTGAATTGGGAAGAAATGAAGTTTACGAATATATCAGGTTTCTTAAAAATAATAATCAAGATGAACTGATTGATATATTAAAACGATACGGAACGCCCGAAGTAGATATTACTAAATTTGAAAAACAATTAAAGAATATGAAATGAGGAATAAAATGTCAATTAAAGAAAGAGATTTGAGTTTAACACCTATTGGTGTTGTTAAAGAAATGGAAGATAAGTTTCCGGTTATGACTGCGGAATTTAAGAGAATACAACAGGCACAATATGAATTATTCTGTGCAAAACAGAGTAATTACGGTCCTGATAATATATCAATGGGCTCATCTTTAGAAAGACCGGAAGATAGAAAATTATCACTTCAAGGATTATTTTTCAGATTGAATGATAAAATTAACAGATATAAACAAATGATTATGTTCGGTTCAAAAGATGCAGTCGGTGAAAGTCTTGATGATACATTCAAAGATATTTCTGTCTATGGTATCATTGCACAACTTGTTCAGTCTGGCAAGTGGGGTAAATAATGCCTAACAGAAAAGTATCTTTTTCACAATATCAAATGTGGAAAGATTGTCCTCATAGATGGAAACTAACATACATTGATAAACTTGCAACATATCAACCATCAACCGCTGCTCTTTTTGGAACAGCGATGCACGAAGTATTGCAAGAATATGTTAAGGCCATCTATGAGAAATCAATCGTTGAGGCAAATAAACTTGACCTCAATGAAATGTTACAGGCAGGTATTCGGAATGAATATAAAAAACTACTTACCGAAAACAAAGATGTTCACTTTTCCACCGATAAAGAATTAAAAGAATACTATTCAGATGGTGTTCAAATCCTTAATTGGTTTAAGGCACATAGAGCTGATTACTTTCAAAAGAAAGATTATGAATTGGTTGGTATTGAATTGCCTATAAACATAGTTCCACTCGAAACACATCCAACTGTTAAACTTGTTGGGTTTTTGGATTTGGTTATTAAGAATACAAAGACCGGTGAGATATACATATATGATTTCAAGACAAGTACAAATGGTTGGAACAAATATACAAAAGCTGATAAAGTAAAAACATCACAACTTGTTCTTTACAAAACATATTATGCAAAACAATATGGTATTAGTCCTGAGGAAATAAATGTTGAGTATTTAATTCTTCGTAGAAAGATTATGGAAGATGCAGAATATGAGGCGATGAAACAGAGAGTTCAAAGATTTGAACCATCCAATGGCAAAGTTTCTCAAAACAATATCAAGAAAGAAATTGCAGAATTTATTACCACAAACTTTACCGAAGAAGGTGAATATAAATTAGAAGCAATACAACCTGCCGAAGGTGGTAACAATTATTCTAACTGCAAGTATTGTAATTTCAATTCTAATGAAGAACTTTGTCCGAAAGAAAAAAGAAATATAATGCCCTTCTAAAATTTAATGTTTTGTAAAAATACTAGATATTTATTGTAAACTAATATCATTAGGTGTTTCGTGAAAATCGCTCAATTAGCAATTATAGACTTGTCAGTTTATAGGGGCATACATACCTTTACAAAAAATATATCATCACTTGATAGTGTTGATACATTTTACTTTAATCCTAGCGAAACAAATAACTTCAAATCCGAATATCAGAACTGTATAGATATTTCTGAAATGGAAATAGGCGAACTGAAAAATAAATTGGAAGGTTACGATATTGTTGTTTTGAACCTCAACAAATTTATCTACGATGTTGATGGTATCGAAAAAAGAAAACCAGAACACAAACAAAGATTGATTGACTTGGCAAAGATGTATTGTCAGTTGAATACTATAACTGCATTCTTTGACCATGAAATATACCCGTATGAGGGCATGCACTTCAATACAATTTGTGTTCCTGCTTTCATAAAATATAGTGATTACTACTTAACATACACACCGTTCTTTGTGGATGCACTCAAAGAGTATATTGGAATGAGAGGGACTTCTCCATATACTTTTCAAGTCGGTGGTTATATTGACATGAGTATCTATGATAAATGGATTGAAAAATCATGGGTAGATAAAAAAGAACTACCATACATTTCAGAATGTGCATACTATGCCAAATTCAAAGGACACGGAAACTTCAAACCAATAGTAGAAACAATGGGTAAGTTGGGATTGAAAGACCTTTCAGGTAAGAAATTGGTTCACATCGGAAACACTTACTCACCAGAAAATTATTTCAATCATGTAAAGATATTGGCCGAATACTCTAATGTTTCTCGTAAAACTTTTAGTGATACATTTCTACCAGACTTTGATTTGGATCCAACCGTATTCAAAGTGTTCGATAACTATAAACCAATGATACTTGCCGGAACATACACAATGGAAAGTATGATGGACTTTTTATCTGGATGTAGATTTAGTATATCAACAACAAATACAAAAGTGCCGTTCTTCGGAATGTTTATTACACCAAGATTTGAATACGCTCAAATAGAAAAGAACTTAATGACCATTCCAATTTATGATAAAACATATATTGATTTATTCAAAGGAACAGAATTTGCTGAATTAGTTTTGTCTTATGATATAAATGATTTGGAAAATTCGTTAAAAAGTCTTATATTAGATATGCAAAAATTAGAACAAGATGAAGAAGAATATAACAGAAGAAGATTGAGATTGATAAGATTGACCAGAGATATGAATAAACTTGATAACTTTGTTCGTGATATGAATGAAATAGTTTCAAATGGTAAAAGAAATAAAGATGGTTATTCAGAAGATTGGTTTAATTCTTCGTTAGAACAAATGGGTTACAAGTTCAAACCATACCGTAAAATGCTCATTAACATGAACGGTGTTTCTTCAAACACAACACAAAAGTTTTTTAACATATAAAGGTTTCACATGACAAAGAAAAAGATATTATTGTTGTCAGATGATTTGAGACTAACTTCAGGTATTGCAACTGTATCTAGAGATATAGTTATTGGAACTTCTCATATATTTGATTGGGTTCAAGTTGGTGCAGCTATAAATCATCCAGACAAAGGAAAGGTTTTGGATCTTTCAGAGGATTTAAGAAAAACACAAGGTATTGAAAATGCCTCTGTTAAAATATATTGTAATGATGGTTATGGTGATCCATTCTTAATACGAAGATTGATTGATATTGAAAAACCAGATGCAATACTTCACTTTACTGATCCGAGATTTTGGGGATGGTTGTATGATATGGAACACGAAATTCGTCAAAAAATGCCACTAATGTATTTGAACATTTGGGATGGTGCAGGATTGATTGGTGATACCGCAACCGATCCAATGTGGAACAAAGAAGCTTATTCCAGTTGTGATTTGTTAATGGCAATTTCAAAACAAACATACGGTCTGAATCATAGAATACTCCGCAGGTTTGGTCAGAATACGGAAAACGATAGAATAACATATGTTCCACACGGGATAAATACAGATGTCTTTATGCCAATAAATGAAGGTCATATACATTTTGATGCTTTGAAATTTGAAAGTAATAAAATTCGAGGTGGTGATCTAAATAAGTTTGTTGTTATGTGGAACAATAGAAATATACACCGTAAACATCCAGGTGATGTTGTTCTTGCATATAAACATATGTGTCAATTGATTGACAAAGATGGTGGAAATGCCGCTAAAGATTGTTTGTTATTTATGCACACACAACCTGTTGATCCAAATGGAACTGATTTATTGGCACTTATCGGTGAGTTGTGCAATGATTATACCGTTTTATTTGATGATAAAATTATTCCGTCTGAAAGATTGAATGTATTATACAACGCCGCGGATGTTGTTGTTAATATGGCTTCAAATGAAGGATTTGGTTTGGGAACTGCTGAGGCGATTGCTGCCGGAACACCCATTGTTGTTAATGTAACAGGTGGAATGCAAGACCAATGTGGTTTTATCAATCCTGAAACAAATGATTATTTCACAGAAGACGATTATATTAAAATACATACATTACATAGAAAAGATATTTGGAGTGATTTGAAACACGGTGAATGGGTTAAGCCAGTTTGGCCATCCAACATTTCATTACAAGGTTCAGTTCCAACCCCATATATTTTTGATGACCGTGCCGATTTCAGAGAAATTGGACAGGCATTATATGAGTGGTATAATACATCAAAAGAAGATAGAAAATCTGCTGGACTAAAAGGCAGAGATTTTATATTGGATCCAAAAGTTGGTATGTCAAGAGAAAATATGGCAAATAGAATTATAGAAAGTATCAATAATACATTTGATACATTCACTACAAGAAAAAGATTTGAATTACATTTAGCGTGAGGATATAAAATGAGTTACAAACCAGAATTAGTTTTTTGTGGACCTGTTACAACAGTTAGTGGATATGGTGCTCATGCTAGAGATTTAGTATTATCCCTTATCAAAATGGATAAATTCAGAATTAAAATTGTTCCTATAAATTGGGGACATACACCGATGAATGCTTTGAACGAAAGTAATCCGGAACATAAACAAATTTTAGATTTAATACATCCTGGATCATTGCAATCACAGCCAGATATTTGGATGCAGTGTACTATACCGAATGAATTTAATCCAGTGGGTAAATTTAACATTGGAATTACTGCTGGTATAGAAACTGATATTTGCTCCGGTGAGTTCATCGAAGGGTGTAACAGAATGAATATGATTATAGTTCCATCTAAACATGCAAAATGGGTATTTGAAAATACTCAATACGAAAAGAGGGATAAACAAACTAATCAAACTGTGGGATCAGTTTCCATAAATGTTCCAATTGAAGTTTTACATGAGGGTGTAAGAACAGACATATACACTTCAAATGCACCAATATCTAATTCAGTAAATGAAGAACTCGATAAAGTTGTTGAAAATTTTTCATTCTTATTTGTTGGTCATTGGATGAAAGGAGATTTTGGTCAAGATAGAAAAGATGTATCTGGATTGGTTCATACATTTTTTGAAACATTTGGTGATACCCAAAATCCACCCGCATTGATATTGAAAACTTCATCTGGAGCATTTTCCATAACAGATAGAAGTAGAGTTGTTGAAAAAGTCAATTTAATTCGCAGTATGAGTAAGAAAAAACATTTACCGAATGTTTATGTTTTACACGGAGACTTAACTGATGAAGAAATGAACTCATTGTATAATCATCCAAAAGTTAAGGCATTTGTTTCCTTTACAAAAGGAGAGGGTTATGGTAGACCTATTGCGGAATTTATGACAACTGGTAAACCTGTTTTAGTTCCAGGATGGAGTGGGCAAGTTGATTTTGTTGATGAAAAATTTAATACATTCCTTAAAGGCGAATTAAAAGATGTTGATAAGAGTGCAATTTGGGAAGGTGTTATCAATAAAGGAGCAAAATGGTTTAATGTTGATTATCAACATGCGGCAAAAATGATGCATAAAATTTATTCGGGTTATGGAACATCGTTGTTATCATCAAAAAAGAATATAAATCAAATGAATACAAAGTGGTCATTCGATAGTATGACTGAAAAATTTAGTGACATTATGGAAAAATATCTACCTAAATTTGCCGAAAAGGTGAAAATAAATTTACCACAATTAAAAGAATTGCCAAAATTAACTAAATTGAAAAAAGAGGAAACTAAATGATTTCATATACGATAACTGCATGCAATGAAGATAGAGAATTACTTACATTGCTAGATACAATATCACCACACATAACCGATGATGATGAATTGATAATACAACTGGATGCAGATAGAGTTACAGACGATGTTCGTTCAGTTGTTGATAGATATTTAGAAACTATAAAAAATATGGTAGTAGTTGAGTTTCCACTTTCAAATGATTTTGCATCATTCAAAAATAATTTGAAAAGGTATTGTACAAAAAAATGGATATTCAATCTTGATGCCGATGAAGTTCCATCAATATATCTTTTGGAAAATATCAAAAATATATTAACAACAAATGATAGAGTTGATATGTTTCTAATTCCAAGATGGAATACAGTATTTGGTATTACACCGGATCACATTCAAAAATGGGGTTGGACTTTTGATAATGAAGAAAGAGTTAATTGGCCAGATTATCAAACTCGAATATACAAAAACTTGGATTCAATAGTTTGGATAAATAAAGTTCACGAAAGAATAGATGGTTTCACAACATATGCTAATATGCCCGAAGATGAGGCATATTGCATATACCACATGAAAACTATTAACAAACAAGAAAATCAAAATTTGTTTTATCAAACCATGGAAAAGTAATATATGAAAAATTTGTTAATAGGTGCAATTAGTGGTAACTATGAAGTAACTGATGTTAGTAAATGGGTGGAAACATCGGATAATTTTAATTGTGATAGAATACTTTTACTATACAATAATACAAATCAAAATTTGGTTGATTATTTAATAGATAAAAATGTAGATGTAATATCTCCAGAATTTGATATGTATGCCGTTCCTGTTAAACAGTTTGAAACGAATACAGCAAATAACAACTTGGAAACATCATATAACTTAATACACAACATACGGTTTCTTCATATATGGAAACTGCTAAACGATACCGATTATGAAAAGGTATTAGTTACTGATGTCAGAGATGTTTATTTCAATAATGATCCCTTTACAAGATTGCCTCACAATATGATATTAGCATCCAGCGAGGAGATACAATATGAAAAGGAATCTTGGAATAATAGACATATGTTTATGAATTTGGGAATGATTGGAACAGAAACATTATCGGATAAAAATGTTTACAATGTTGGTGTTTTCGGTGGTTGTGCAGAATATGTTAAAAGAATTTCAAGAGACATATACCTTATGTCTGTTGGTAAAAAACTTGTTGCGGATCAAACATCATTCAATTACCTGATACAAACTTCTTACAAGGATGATGTTATGTTCACAGACTTGAATGATAAATTTGCAGTTCATCTTGATGTAATTTCAAAGGGTCTTGTTCAATTTGATATTAACACAATAGATGATTATTTAATTGTCCACCAATATGACAGATTATGAAATACTCTATAATAATATCATACAGAGATAGGGAAGAACATCTATCTAAATTATTACCACAATTAAGAAACCATTTCATCGAAGGTGAGTATGAAATAATTGTTGTTGAACAAAATGATATAGATAAGTTTCAAAAAAATTCACTATACAATTTAGCTGCAAAAAGATCCAATGGTGATATTTTAATTTTCCACGATGTAGATTATTATCCAGTTTCTAATATATCGTATGAAACTGATATAAATACACCTTTCTATCCAGTCGGTAGAGTTAAATTCTTGGCAGAAGATGATACCGAAAGAAACTTCGATGATATTCCTGCTGGTTATAGAAATTTTCATAATACAGTTGGTGATCATTCTGGCGGTGTTTTTGTTTTACACCGAGATTTATTTGAAAAAATCGGAGGTCTTAATCCGTATTACAAAGGGTGGGGAAAAGAAGATGACGATACAAGAGAAAGATTAAGATTGCATGGATATGAATGGAAAAGAAATAAAGATGGATTGTTTTATGCACTTCATCACGAAGATAGTAAACCTGCGGATGGTGATATTGATTTTGTAAATAATCATATAATACATTACAATTTGAAAAAATGGTTACAGTATGGTTACAAAGACGTAAATGCAGATGTTGAAGAATATAATGCAGATGAAGATTTAAGATGGTTAAAAGTTAGTAATTTTATTTACAATGAGGTTTCAATATGAAAATTTTAGTTAAAGCAGTTGGTTTTATTGGTGACAATATATTTGCAACATCGGTTGCTAAAAAATTAAAAGATAAATACGGAAAAAAATGTAGAGTTGATTTTAAGTTATCAATCCTTGCTCCTTTTGAATTGGCTTACAATAACCCATATATTGACAATGTTTATTTTGCAGAATGTGATGAAACTATTTACGATGTTATACATGAGTTGAAACCAATTGATAGAAAATCAACACCGATAGAACAATTCCAAATTCAATGTGATATTGAAGATTCAGATACAGAATACAGAGTTTATACATCTAAGGCAATAGATGAATTGATAAATCAGGCATTCAAACAATATAGAGATAACAATACTGTGTTAGTGGCTGTTCAATCCAATTGGGAAGAAAAGAGTTTTCTATTCACGGAAGAAGACTATAACCGAGGAATAGATGTTCCGAATTTGGGCTATGGTGGGAAAAGACGCGATATAACTAAAATTGTAAATGTATTGATTGGCGATGAAAAAATTATATTGATTCCAGTTGGTAAACCAAACGGGTATAATCAATCAGTTGCAGAAGTAACCGCTGTTAGTGAACTATCATTGACAACATCTATAATAAAAGAATGTGATTACTTCATAGGATCAGAGGGTGGGCTTTCAAACATTGCGGCTGGAGTTGGCACTAAAACAATAATTACAGGAGATTTCGTTCATCAACTATATGGTTGGAATGGTGTGATTGAAAAGAATGAAGAACCAAAATTGGGACCAAAATTTTATTTCCCAAAATTTGGCCATGTCACATTAAATCCTTATATTAGTGATGAAGAAGTTATTGCAGAATTAAGAAAATTATTGGTATGAAATCTGCTAGAAAATATGCAAGTAAAATAATAAACGAGAGATATATCAATGCTAGAATATCTTACCGAGATTTATTTCCATACGGCGAACTGTTGATGAAAATATCAAATGGGTTTGAAAGTATAACGGAGGTAATTTTATCGCCCATAAATAATCAATTAACTTTTACTTGGTGTATGCTGGAATCAATGAATAAATCAAGAAGTCATTTCAAATCAATATATGGAACTGATCCAAAAAGAAAATTTGTTCACATATCAAAAGATAAATTCCATTCTGAAATGTCATATACAAAAGATTTATCGATATATTCCGATATTGAATTTCATATGATGCGATTAAAAGCTGTTAAAGAAATTCAATCAACTGACATGATGTTCATTTATATTGACAGTAGATCTAGTGATAATTCTAAAAATACATCCACTCATACTGAAATTTTTGATGTATTAAATAGATTTCAAAGTTTTGTTAAAAAAAATATAGTGATTCACGATAGGGGATTAAACTATGAGATAATGGATTATTCGGATAAATTTAATTTATCGAAAGGAGTTCAATCCGCTTCGATAGAATTTTTACAAAAAAATCACCAATGGTCATTGGTCACTGGAAATAATACAGAATTTGGTTTTACTATATTAAGCAAAGATGGAGACAAATAAAATGCACAAAATTTATTCAAAGGTTGAACCTGAAAAACTACTCCACATAATAGTGAGGAAAGATGATTTCAAACCTGGCAGACAGGATATTGTTGAAGAAAATCAATTCATACAATGTTCCATACTACAAATGGAAGAAGGTAAAACTTTCAAACCACATAAACATATTTGGAAAGAAAGAACACGAAATGTTATTGCACAAGAAAGTTGGATAGTTGTTCGTGGTAGTGTCAAATGTATTTTTTATGATATAGATGATACAATAATTGCAGAGCCGATTCTTTATCCTGGAGATGCAAGTTTCACACTTGAAGGTGGCCATAATTATTATATTCTCGAAGATGATACATTTGTATATGAATATAAAACAGGACCATATGAAGGACAACAACTTGATAAAAAATTCATAGGTGAGTGATGTCATTGATTGATGTGTTTGTTCACAATGATGTTGAGTTCAAAATAAAACCTATTCTTGGCAATCATATAGCAATAGACAAAGGTGTTTATTGTACAGTAAATATAAAGATTGGATCATATACACATATATCGCCTTATGTAACTATAATAGGTGGAAAAAATGGTTCATTTGAATGTCAAGGATTCAATAACATAATGGCTGGTGCAAGAATAATTTGTTCTTCTGATAGATTTGATGATAGTGGTTTATTCGGTGCAATGATACCAAATGAATTGAAAGGTAAACAAATTACAAGTCCAGTTCTAATGGAAGAATTTTCAAACATAGGAACTAATGCAATAGTTTTACCTGGATCAATTTTACGCAGAGGCGTGCTATTAACTGCGGGAAGTTTGTTAATTGGTGACACAGAAGAATGGGGTGTCTATAAAGGAAACCCTGCAAAGTTAGTGAAAAAAATTGATGGTACTAAAATAATAGAAAATTCAAAAAAATTAAAAAAGGATTGAGTTATGTTTCAGATAGTGCAAGAATTTGAAAAAGAAGTTGCAAAGTTTTTTGGTGCACCGTTTGCAGTTGCTGTTGATAGTTGCACACATGGTATTGAACTTGCTCTTCGTTATACTAATGTAAATAAGATTTCAGTTCCTAAACATACATATATTTCTATCCCATTTCTTTCAAGTAAATTGAATATGGAATTGGAATGGAGAGATGAAAATTGGATAGATTATTATTATTTAACTGATAATGTTATAGATGCTGCTGTATTGTGGAAACAAAATAGTTACATACCAAATACAATGATGGGTATAAGTTTTCAATATCAAAAACATTTATCGTTGGGTAGGGGTGGTATTCTTTTGATTGATAATGAAGCTGCTGCTATAGAAATAAAGAAAATGTCTTATGATGGTAGATTACCAGTTATCCCATGGCGAGAACAAAATATATCAACAATAGGTTATCATTATTACATGACACCTGAAACTGCTAAACTTGGTTTAGAAAAATTGCCAATGGCAATGGAAACAGAACCGAGACAATGGATTATATCGGATTGGCCAGATTTAACTCAAATGGAAGTATTCAAAAAAAAATATAGGAAAGTAAGATGAATAAGAAAAAGGCATTCATAACAGGAATAGGTGGGCAAGATGGTTCATATCTTGCAGAACATCTTGAAGCATTGGGGTACGATGTATATGGTATGATCAGAAGAAACTCTGTACCAGAACATCAACAAACTAGACTTAGCGGAAACAATGAAAACATAAAAGTATTCTATGGTGATTTGTTAGATCAATCTAGTATAGAAAGATTATTAACCGAAATTATGCCAGATGAAATATACAATTTAGCTGCACAGTCTCATGTTAGAGTTAGTTACGATATTCCACAATTTACTGTCCAAACAAATTCAATTGGCGTATTGAATATGTTAGATTCGTATAAAAGGATTTGTCCTAATGCGAAATTCTATCAGGCATCTTCTTCTGAAATGTTTGGTAGTTCCGTTGATGATGATGGTTTTCAACGAGAAACAACTCCTATGAAGCCAGTATCACCTTATGGGTGTTCAAAAGTATTTGCTTTTAACATTGTTCGCAATTATAGGAATGCATATAATCTGCATGCAAGCAATGGTATTCTTTTTAATCACGAATCACCAAGACGCGGATCTAATTTTGTAACCAATAAAGTTGTAAAGACTGCTGTTAAAATAAAATTAGGTTTGGAAAACAAATTAGTATTGGGCAATCTCGATTCATACAGAGATTGGGGACACTCAAAAGATTATGTAAGAGCTATGCATCTTATATTACAACAAGACAATCCGGATGATTGGGTTGTTGCTACCGGTGAAACTCGTTCAGTCAGAGAAATGTGTGAGTATGTTTTTAGTAAACTCGAATTGGATTATCGTGATTATGTAGTCCAAGATGAAAAGTTTTTAAGACCAGAGGAATTACCGTATCTAAAAGGTGACTCATCCCGTATAAGAAATATACTTGGATGGAAGCCGGAATATACTTTCAATGCTACAATGGATGAAATGATATATCATTGGATGTCTTTACTTGGGGGTAACAAATGAACAAATTAAAAATCTTTATGTGTAATCCTGGAAACTTTGGTGACAAAGAAGTGATAGGAGAATGGCCATGTTTCCCTAGCAAATATGTTGAATGGACATCAAACGAAATGCAAGACATAGCAATATGGGTGGATTGTTGGGCAGAGCCGTGGACAAATCAAATGTTCAGAAAAGACATTGGTATAAAACATAACATTGCAGTTTTAATAGAGCCAATGAAACTAGCAGAATGGCATTACCAATTTGTTTTGGACAATGAACATCATTTTGATATGATATTCAGCAATTACATTGATTTCGGAAAAAATGCAAAAAATCCAAATAAATTCAAAACCTTTCCAGGTGGATCAAGAACACTTATTAGACCAGAAGAATGGCAAATATATTCCAAAAGCAAAAATGTTGGATGTATAATGTCTCATAAATCATTTATGCCTGGACATAAATTGAGACACGAAATACGATCAAGACATGAAAATTTATTTGAACCAATAATAGATTACAATAATCCAGAATTTTATTCAAAATACATCGGACTAAAAGATTATCGTTTTGATTTGGCAATTGAAAATGAAGATAGCTACAAAACATTTACAGAAAAATTATTGGATCCAATGTTGTGTGGTTGTATTCCTATTTACTGGTCGGATGGTGATACATCGTATCTTGATATGTTTGATAAAGATGGAATTGTTTTCTTTAAGGATTCCGATGATTTATTCGATAAACTTCTGAATGGTATGTTTACGGAAGAATTTTACAATAGTAAAATGAATGCAATTAAACATAATTTTGAAATTGCAAAAAATTATTTAAGTCTCGGCGATATGCTTTGGGAAAATGGTATCAAAGAATTAGTAGGTGCAACATGAATAACATAAAAATAGTTTATAGAGTATCAGACACCGGTTACAATAAAGTTAAACCAGATTACATAACAAATGAAAACTGTTTAAGAAATGCGGTTGAAGTATTTGGTAAAGATAACTTTCATATTATCGCTGATAATGTCTCAGATGCCACAGAACAAATGATATTGAAATATGTTAATAACATTCAAAAGGTTTCTGTTGGAAATGGTGCAGGAACATTCAATCTTGCTTTAGATTGGGCATTGGAACAGGATGAAAATTTGCTTGTATATTTCTTGGAAAATGATTATCTTCATAAGTCAAATTCAATTGATATAATTGAGGAAGGAATAGAACTTGGTGCAGATTATGTTAGTTTATATGATCATCCTGATAAATACATACCAGCAATTCGTGGTGGAAACAAATTTGTAGATGAAGATGGTGGGGAAATAACAAAAGTGTATCTTTCAAAAAGTTGTCATTGGAAATTGGCTAACAGCACTACAATGACATTTGCGGGTAAGGTTAAATCTTTGAAACGAGATGAATCTATTTTACGAAAGTGGACAAACATGGGTGGTTATCCGAGAGATTTTGATATGTTCTTGGAATTGAGAGACAACGGTGTGTCACTAATGACACCTATTCCTGGATATTCAACTCACGGTGAAACTGCATGGTTGTCACCATTAACAGATTGGGGTAAATTATGATTTCGGTAATAATACCAACATACAGAAATTCAAAGTGTTTAGACATTTGCTTGAAGTCTGCATTAGAAAATCAAAAGTATGAGAATGAAATAATAGTTGTCATAGATGGTTTCGTTGAAGAATCACAACACATCATAGATGAATATAGTAATAGAGTTTCGTTCATACCGTTGGAACAGAACTCTGGTATGCAACACGCATTAAATATAGGTACATACAATGTAACAAATGAATGGATGTTAATTGTAAATGATGACAATGTTTTTCCGAAAGATTGGGACACCATTCTTGAAAAAGACTTTCAAGATAAGTTAGTGATAACACCAAATCAAATTGAAAGAACACCAAGTATATTTAATTTCGTTACACTTAATTTTGGTGGTGTAGATGATTTTGATTTTAATAAATACACGGAGGAGGAACAAAATCATAGAGTAGATTCACTAACAAATGATGGTGAGATATTCCCATTCGTCATGCAAAAGAAATACTATATGGCAGTTGGTGGATTCGATACGATATATGATTCCCCTTTTATTTGTGATTGGGATTTCTTTTTGAAATTGGAAATGATAGGTTGTAGATTTAGTAGAAGTAGAAAACTAAACTTCTATCATTTTGGAAGCATGTCTACAAAGAACGGTTCGGAAGCAGATAGATTCAAGGAAAGTGAAATGAATGCAGTTGAAACATTTAAGTATAAATGGGGATTCCAACCATTCAAAACAAAGGAAAACTCACATTATCCAGTGGGAAATTTTATTAAAGGAATACGATATGAATAAAGAAACTGTTTTAATAACTGGTGGTGCTGGACTTCTTGGATCAAGACTTACTGATTGGATTATAGAAAATAAACCAAACTATCATGTTGTTAGTATAGATAATCTTTCGGGTGGGTATATTGAAAATGTTAATAAAGATGCAACCTTTTACAAAGTTGATTGTGTTGATAGAAAAGGAATAGATGATATATTTAACAAACACAATCCAACTTATGTATATCATATGGCGGCCTATGCGGCTGAGGGGTTGTCACCATTTATTCGTTGTTTTAATTATGAGAATAACCTTCTGGCAACTGCTAATATAGTTAATAACTGTATTAAACATGATGTGAAAAGATTAGTGTTCACATCAACAATGGCGGTTTATGGTCATGGTAATCCACCATTTGATGAATCACATCAACCTGCACCAATAGATCCATATGGTGTTGCAAAGTTTGCATGTGAACAAGACATACAAATTGCAGGTGAGCAACATGGTTTAGATTGGTGCATAATAAGGCCACATAATGTTTACGGTATCAAACAAAACATTTGGGATAAGTATAGAAATGTTTTGGGTATATGGATGTATCAAGTTCTTAATAATAAACCAATGACTATTTATGGTGACGGCAATCAAGTTCGTGCTTTTAGTTACATAGATGATTGTCTTGAACCTCTATGGAAGGCAGCAGTTGATATTAGGGCATCCAAAGAAATAATAAATTTGGGTGGAACAAATGAATATAGTATCAATTTTGCTAACGAGATATTACATTCAGTTATAGGATATGGTGATACGATTTACTTGGAACCAAGACATGAAGTTAAATATGCACATCCAACTTGGGATAAATCTGTTAAATTATTAGATTATGAAGATAAAACTCTTCTGGATTATGGATTGTCTAAAATGTGGGATTGGGCAAAATCACAACCTACGCGTGATCAATTTATTTGGAATGAATATGAATTGGACAAAGGGATATATTCTTTTTGGAAAAAATAAATATAAAAGAAAATTATGAACATATTTATAGATGGAATATGACATTTAATTTTTGGAGAAAATTATGCATGAAATAGCGAGCACATTGGTGGCTATTCAAACACAACTTCGTTTCTTTCATTGGCAAACCAAGTCTTACGCACGTCATCAGGCATATGGAGGAACATATAGTGCAATGGATGGTTTAATTGATAATTTTGTTGAGGTTTTAATGGGGAAATATGGTAGAGTTCCTGCTATGCCTTTCAAACTGTATAATAGAAATGAAAAAGATATTTTATCATTTATAGATGAAACCATTTCATATCTATTAAATTTGGATAATGTTCTGGATGGTCAAACAGATACAGACTTGCTTAACATTCGCGATGAAATGGTTGCGGAATTTAATAAGCTTCGTTATTTAATTACATTAAAGTAAAACTAATTAAAGGTGGTTACTATGAGCGAGAAAACAGAATTAAGTGAAAATCAAGAATCAAAGGGTCTTGGTGATACAATTGCTAAAATTACAAACGCAGTTGGTTTGGATAAAGTTGCTGAATCAATTGCTAAAAGTGTAGGTAAAGAAGATTGTGGGTGTAACAAAAGACGCCAAAAATTAAATGATATGTTCCCATATAAAAATGGCTAATATAAATCACATAACACCAGAACAATTATCAAAAATAATGAAACCAGGAGCAGCGGGCGTTTTAGCTATGACTGCTTCTGGTGAATTTCTTTTAACCAAAAGAACAAGTAAGGCACATTATCTCGGAGGTCATTGGTCAGTTCCATCTGGTGAAGTTGATGTAAACAATCTCGAATCAATGGAAGATTGTGCCCGTAGAGAATTTTTTGAAGAAACAACACATCATATACCACCTAGTGAAAAGCTTATTTGTATAAACAGATACTTTACGTATAATAGAATGTATTTTTTATTTATCTATAAAGTTAAAAAACGTTTTTTTGTTAAAATAGATTGGGAACATGACGATGTTAATTGGTTCAGAAAAGATAATCTACCAACGCCAATATCTTCACAAATTTATGATGCAATACAAAGAATTTGATATTTATTTATATGAAAAAGAATAAAACATATAAAACACTACAAGATGTTAAATACATTATGAATATGATGAAAGAAGATGTATTTGGACATAGAGTAACATCATATTCGCCAAAAGACACCATAAGACTTAAAAATAAATTATCGCAACCAACAAATGATGATGACAAAGAAATGTTTGTTGCTATGGTTGAACCTTTGATGAAAAAGAAAACGTATATTTCTCCAGATAAAGATGCATTTCTCGATTCATTTGTAGATTTAGATACACGGGTTAGTCAGAGGGATTTCATAAGACCAGAAGACGAGGAAGATGAATTGGATTATTTGTTTGGTGGAATGCAAGATATTCTTGATGATGATGAATAATTTTGCTTTGTAAATTGAAATAACTTTATTATATTTGTATATTCTCTTTTAGAGACATTGGAGATTGTAATGAATCGAATGAAACGAATCATAATCGAAGAAACTGCAAAAGTTTTGAGAGAAATGAAAAAAAGAAAAAACGTTAGTGATGTTAAAACTAATTTGTTTGAGGCGATTAAAACTGCTGAAATTGTAAAGAATAATCCCAAAAAATATAGATTGGCAAAAAAACTAATTTCTTTAAGCGAGAATAAATTTATCAAAGAACGTCAGCGTCTTAAAGAAGAACATGGTCACGAAGATGAATCAGAAATGGCTAAAGCACAACTTGCTGCTATAATAGAAAAATCTAATGAACTTCATAAAATGTTAGATGGTGTATCACATCTCGAAGACTGGTTACAATACAAACTTTCAATCGCTGAAAATTACATTGATGCAGTTCATGGCTACATGAAATACTTTAACGGAGGTGATGAAATGGACAGAGAGGAAATGTATGATGACGATGAACAATGGGATGATGTTGAAGAAGAAGATTTTGATGATGACGAAATGGACTATTATGGTGAAGAAGAAGATTTTGAAGACATTACTG